AAAGTATTCACCGCCTGGAGTCCAATGAACACCAGGAGATTCGCCGGCAAGGATAGAAACTGTTCCAGAAGGCTTCACAGTAGTCATCTTGATTGACTCACGAATTCCAAGCCACTCAGAATAAGAAACATCGTAATTCTTTACCGTGTTGTACCCAGTATCCATCCATTCACGAAGAACTGGCATACCTACACGGTCAGCAAAGTTGGCAACACCAGACATTGAAGTACCAATACGGCGATTGCGTTGCATGATTGCGTTTGTCTCTTCCCAGTGTGTTGGAAGAAGGGTTACGGTCTTTGCGTAAAGATATGCAAACTTCAAGGTTCGCTTGTAATCATCCAAAGAATCATGGCGATTAAGGTACGTCTCAACAAGAGTGCAGCACTCGTAAGACTCAAGAGACTGTTCTGCACATGGGTTATATCCAGCAACACGCCAGTCTTTGTTGTTTGCAGGGTCTGCGAGACGACCGTATTTACGAGACATGTCAAGCCAGATAACTCCTGGCTCTCCATTGAGAGCAATTCCATCAACAATCTTGGAAAGGTCCTTGCCCACAGATGTTTCTACAGAGTTGTTGGACATCCATCCCCAACCAAGAGATTCTGGGTCGTATGAGTTGCGCTCAGGAAATACTGATGAGTTTTTCAAGTTAAGGAACTCGTCATCATCCAAACTACCAATTAGCAATTCTGCGGAGCGACGAACGTTTCCGGAAACAACACAAACACCAATCATGTTTCCAATGTCTGCGATATCAACCTTTGTAATCAACTGACCGTTACGATTTTCAAACATCTTTCTGATGTATTTATGCAGTCGTTCTAACGAAGCGTGACCAGCAGCAGTACCACCAAAGGTTTTGATAGGTGTTCCTGCAGGGCGAATTAGTGAATAATCAAAGATGATTGGTGACTGGTCTTGCTTTAAGTAAGAATTAATCAACATACTCACAGATGTAACCCAGCCTTCTCGGCTGTCTTCAATCACTTCAGTAACTACTGGTTTTGTTGGCTCGTAGATAGTGAAATCTTTTTCTGCACCCTTGTTGTCAAATCCAACACCGACACCAAGCATTGATGCCTCCATAAGAAACGCAAAAGGCTTTGCAGGATTGTTCTTCGTCATTTCAGACGTTGACACAAACGCACAGTTCTGTAATGCAGCAGAGTTTTTCTGAACATTAACCAACGGAGTTCCCATAACCCACAAACCACGACCAGGTGGAGTCCACTTCAAGTTAAACAAACGGTCAAACGCTTCTTTTGCAGATGCTTGTGCTTTAGAATCATTCCAAGGTAAACGATTTGTTTTGCAGTGGTCTTTCTGCAGGGAGTACATGCCGTTGATAACGCGCTCACACACATCGGCCCATGTTTCCTTTGTTCCGTCTTCTTTTAAGCGAGAATAAGTGCGAAGAAAAGTTATTTCACCTACGGAGTTTCCTCCGGCGTCTACGTAACCAAATGGTGCTTTTTTTGTTCTGTAAGAACTAATAAAATCTTCTGATAGGCGGAATGTGAAAAATGAAGACACTCGCTTGTTCCTCTTTCTAGTTGTATGTTTAGGAAATCAATCATACAACCAACACTCCGTTTGCACCTGTCTAAGCAATGCCCAAATTTTTTGCTTTCTCAAGCGTGACGTATGAACCTTTGTGATGAATAATCACACGTGCCTTTGTGAAGGGTGTTATTTGACGGTCTTCGTAGATGTCTTCTTCTACTAAAAATGTCTGCAGTTCTTTTAAAGTTTCAATAACGCCAGTAAGTCCAACAATTTTTTGCGGTGGGCCACTTTCTCCGTCGCAATCACCTGTAGGGTGTCCGCAAACTGGACAAGGTTGACGAGTTGCTCTTAGAATGGATATTCCATTTCCAAGTTCCTCATTTGCTGAATCTCTAAACATGCCCAATTTTATCACGCCCCTGTCGTCTACTGGTTAGGACGCGACTCTTATAAGGTCGTTAAGGTGGTTCAATTCCACCCAGGGGTACTAGTAGAAAATCTGAAGATGAAAGCCTAAGTTATTGATTGCTTCTGCTGCTTCATCTTCGTCTTTTTCATTGACAATGTATTGCTCCATTACAGTCTTGTATAAAAGTGCTGGATAACTCTTGTCACGCAGTGTTCTTACTGCCCCATCCGGGTAAACGGTAATTGGCTTAAAAATCATTCTATTTTTCGCTAAGTATTCGTAAGCAATAGAAACGAGGGTTAGTTCCGCTCCGCCCATTTGGTCATTTTCTGCATGGGTTACGGTTATGCACTCGCTTACACCGGTAGTTTCATCAAGAAACGCTTTCTGAAGGTCAAGTCCTCTTGTTTTTTCCACGTCCGGAGAACAGTAACCCTCTGCCACCATTGAAATACTGTCAATATCCCAAAAACCTTTAAGAATCCCAAGCATCGCTGCGCATCTTTGGAGCCTGTCTATTGGCTTTTCCTTCATGTGCTTCTGGCTCAATTGGACAATGGCTAAAACTTTGCCTTCTTTCCATCCAATAAAATTGAACGCCAAATCTTCCCCGACTCCTGCTTCACTAACAAAACCCTGTTTTGCTAATTGAGCAGACGTCAAGGCTAATGCTATTTTTGAAAATTCGTCTGGGTATAAATCATCCACGCCCACACGTTAGCCCACTCAGTGGTATAGTCGGGGATGTCCCATGAGGCCAAAAATCTTAACAAAGAAAGACAAGACATGAGTAAGCAACCAGCAAAGAAAACAGCAGCAAAAAAGACGGCAGCAAAGAAGGCTGCTCCTAAAAAGAAGGCTGCTCCTGCAAAGAAGGCTGCAGCAAAAAAGACAGACCCAGTCAAGCGTGCCTACAACAAAGTTGAAAAAGTTGCAAAAGAAAATGGTATTGATTTTGATACCTACGAAGACAAGGCAATTGAAGTCATTGAAGATGCTTCAGAAAAAGTAGTTGCTGAATTCGTTAAAAATCGCAAGGGAATCATAAGCAAACTTTTTGCTTGGATTAAGAAGTAAAAAAAACTACTCAAAATAACCCCTGGGGCGAAAATTTGTTCGCCTCGGGGGTTGTTTTATTTATACGCCTAGGTACGCTTTCTTTTAATAAAGGAAGGTCTCAGATGGCAAGAACACATGGCAACAAAGAGTTTGCCGCCGTAGTAAAAGAGATTGAACGCATCGGCTTCAAGGTTGAGCAAACCAAGCGTGGCGTCTACAAGATTTACCCCCCACTAAGTATTGGTGGGCGTATGTACACAACCCACGGAACACCAAAGGCGATGAAAGCCATCAAAAGCGAGTTCCGTAAAATCTACGGCATTGACTTGGGCTCAATATGATTTACCCAGAAAAAGAAATGTATAGCATTCTGGAGCCGCAACCCCCTGAAGTTAGGCTCACAGCGGAGCCACTTCTTGCTCTTTTCAAGATTGAGGGCTCAGATAACGGCATTTCATCACTGGCCATGCGCTTGGGAACTGAACGCAACTCCCTGTACAGGTGGATTGAGAACGGGATTGACCTTAGGAACGCCGAACGCATGGCTGAAAAAATCAACACGCACCCTTCTTTGATTTGGGGTCCTGAATACCACATCGCAACCTATATGGAGCAAAATCGTAAAACAATAATGGCGCGTAGAAAACGTGAAAAACTCGTTATCCGTCGTTCTATTGCCAGAAAGAAAAAGAGAGATGAAGCAGTCACACAATAGAAAAAAAATTTTCTACAGCCCTGAACAAACAGCCTTAACCCTAAACTTTATTGTTGATTTTACTAAAGAACGTGGTTATCCGCCGTCCGTTAGAGAAGTAGGCGAGAAAATTGGCGTTAGTTCGTCGTCAACTATCCACAAATTCATACGCCAATGCGTTGATGAAGGATACATAGACATTGACGCACGTATTCCTCGTTCAATAAGAGTATCTAAGATAGGCAAAAAGTACTTATCTTCGGCTCAATAAGTGCCCTTGGTTGGATTTGAACCAACGACCTGCGGATTAGAAGTCCGTTGCGCTATCCACTGCGCCACAAGGGCTTGTGATTACAATCTAGTCCTTCTAGATAAGGAATGCAAGAAAGGTAAAAATGGCATACAACTACATTGAGGCCTTCACCGAAGGTCATTCTTATAATAAAGTCGTTGCGAAGTATTTAATTGACAAAGGAATACCCTGCACTGTCCCCGAACTGCAAATAGCAAAAAATCGTGAAGAGCGCCGTCGCATGACTCTTACAGAAAAAGACATCACGCTTGATTTAGTTCCACATATTTTGGAAGTAAAAAACGTCAGCGTGGAGTTCGGCTGGGACCCTAAAGACTTCCCATTCCCTACAACGATTGTTGATACGGTTAATAGTTACGAAGACAAACAGCAGAAACCACTTGCGTACGTTTTGCGTAGCAAGAAAACTGGAGCAATGCTCGCTGTGGGGCCGTCATCAAAAGACAGATGGAAACACAAGAACCTGTACGACAAGAAACAAGAACTAACTGACAACTTCTACATAGTTGACAAACGCGACTTGCGAAGCATGGATGAACTTGTAGAGCACATCCTCAAACTCCAAAAACGTGCTTCATAACTAGATAAAACATGGCAGTTCCATATATCCACATCTTTATCATCGGTTCTATGTCATTTATTAGACCCATTAGATAAATCTATCTGCAAACAACAACGATATATTTGTATTTAGAGACGTCACTATTCCATCCAGTTCTTTTTAATCCATCTAGCGA